AGTGCTTGTGAAAATATACACACACAGAACAAACGACGTCACAGACTATGACTTCATGGTGGCCTTACAGATGGACATGATAGCCAAAATGAAACATGGTGCTATCAATCCAAATTACGATCTAAATGCACTAGTTGATGAAGGTACCAGATGTTGGAAAGGTTACATGCGTAAAGGATTCAAAACTATGTTTGGTAAAAGGGTACCTAACTGCGTTAAAAGAGAAGGCAGATATTTTGTGAATGACGCCTTTGGTGAACAGGTTTTTGAGTCTGCTGTCAAAGAAGATGCACTGAATTTCTTGAGGCAAAATTATTTAGATCTAAAAACATGTGCGATCCATGACAACGTAAATGAATCACATCATTCAGGACTACGAGCTTGGTTCGGAAAAGGCAAGAAAGGCGGAGCCGGAGGTGGTGGTTGGGACAGATACAACACCAAAGGGGAAAGAATTGGCAAATGTGGCGATAGAAAAAAAGGCGAAGGCAAACCTAAATGTCTTAGCAAAAGCAGAGCCGCAAGTCTAAG